AAATCCATTCAGTACGCAGCCATTTTCCGCAGCTACGCATTTGTATGTTTTGGGCGGTCAATCAATTACAACCGCCGCGCCTAGCGTTGCGGCAACTGCTATTTCTCAAAATCATGTTCTAGGTGCTGATGGCATTACAACGGGTGCGCCTGTTCTTGATACGGCTTTAATATCTGGAAACCAAATCCTTGAGCCACAAGATATAACGGCGGGCGCTCCTGACGTTCCTACTGCAAACATGGCAGAGGATGAAACCTTTGACACGCCAAACCTGTTTACTGGTGCACCGATTGTTCCTCATATTACGCTTGTCCAAGAGCATATCCTCAGCGCAACCGCCATAACAACGGGCGCGGTTTCTATAGGGCAACCAACCCTTGTCCTTACAACCCCTCTTTTAACTGGTGATGTGACAACGGGAGCGCCTACGGTTGGAAATACAACCATAAATCAAGATCATGTTATTGCGCCCCAAACGATAAGCACGGGGGCCGTATCGGTTGGCTCTGCGGCTATCTCGCAAGTTCATGTTTTAGCGGGTAATGATTTAGATACGGGTGCGCCAGATGTAGGGACCGCAGGGATAACTCAGGTTCATGCATTGCTTGGAACGGGATTTAATACGGGTGCGCCTAGCGTTGGCTCTACGGAGATAGATCAAAATCATATCATAACCGCAAGCTCTATAACTACGGCGGCGGCGAATGTTGCAAATACCGCTATCAATCAAACTCATGTTCTTGCAACAGCAGATGTTTCGACGGGCGCGCCCGTTGTTGATGATTGCACAATGTCAGAGGAAGAAAGCTTTGACGCGCCTAACCTTGATACTGGTGCGCCTGTTCTAGGAACGGCCACGATAGCGCAAGATCATCAGTTGCTTGGGGCAGATTTAGCATCAGGAAGCCCAGTCTTAGGAACGGCATTAATAAATCAATCGCACGTTCTTGTTGGTGAAGGCTTCAATTCAGGAAATCCTACGCTTGGAACGGCGGCTATTTCTCAGAACCATGTTATTACTCCGCAGGGCTTTGCGACAGACCCCGTGGATGTTGGCTCTCCGCTTATTGAGCAAGTGCATATCCTTACAACCGCAGACGTTACGACTGGCGCTCCTAGCGTTCCAAGTATCGCAATCGTTCAAGAGCATATCTTTACAACGCCAGATATAACAACGGGCGCTCCCGTTATTGATAGCGGGGTTCTTAATCAAACTCATATTCTAGGCGGGCAAGGTATAACCACAGGAGCACCTAGCGTTCCCCAGATTGATCCAAACTTCATTTACGGATTTACTACTGCAAATATATCAACTGGCGTTCCAAGCGTACCAAGTACGGCCTTAGCACAGGTAAATATTCTTTCAGCCAATAACATCACAACGGGCGCTCCGATTATCCCTGATCTTTTGTTTGATGCGGGCATAGGTAGATATGCTGATGAGCAAGAAAGCAGAAATACGGTAGTAGAGGTTAGCACAAGAAATTCTGTTGAAATTCTTGAGGCTAATGAGATCAACGAAGCTGCTTAACTTATACAATGTTTTCGTGTAGAGTGCGGCTAGAAACTAATGGACGCAGCGAATGGCTTTTTACATTAAGCAGAACGATACAGCACCGATAATTCTGGTAACCCTGAAAGATGGCAATGATGCTGTAGTGGATCTAACTGGCTCAAGCGCAGTTTTTAAAATGCGGGCTGTTGGGCAAACTACGGTTAAAACAAACGCCGCCGCGATCATCCATAATGCAGATGGTGGTCAAGTTCGATATGAGTGGGTCGCGGCTGATACGGATACGATAGGGTCTTATGAAGCTGAGTTCCAGATAACCTTTACCGATGGAAAAATTGAAACATTCCCAAATGCTGATTTTATCAGGATTACAGTAACGGATGATATATCATGAGTGGATTAGTCGTAGAAACACAGCCCGCAAGAGAGCCTCTTACGGTTATTGAAACACGGGATAGCTTGAGGCTTGATGATGATGTAGATGAAACCCTTGTGATGAGCCTAATCATTGCGGCGCGGGAGTGGGCCGAAAATTACACAGGGCGAGCGCTCATAACTCGCACCATGCAGCAATGGATGGATGGGTTCGTTCCTGTTGATATGCCGTTGTGGGAAGGCTGGAAAACTGGCCCCGATATTGTCAATTATCAAAACCACATTGAGTTAGCTTTAGCTCCTGCAATCTCTGTTTCAGATATTAAATATTATAATGATGGTGACGCGGAAGATTTAGAATATGCCGTTACTGTAGCGGGTGGTGTTTTCGTTATTGATGGTTCTTCGCAGCCTACTTTAACCCTCAAGCGCGGTTCTACATATAAGTTCAAGCAAGACGATAGCAGCAACGGAAGTCATCCTTTGCGGCTATCTGCTACGGCGAATGGAACCCACGGCGGCGGCTCAGAATATACGACTGGCGTAACGACTAGCGGAACGGCGGGAAGTTCTGGTGCTTACACTGAGATAACTGTTGATACCTCTGCGCCCGATGCTCTTTACTATTACTGTTCAAATCATAGCAATATGGGCGGGGCTTTTACGATAACGGATCAAGATGTAGAAACCGTTTGGCCCGCAAAGAATTATTATGTCGATACAATCAGGGAGCCAGCCCGCGTTATTCTTAGGGATGGCGGGTCATACCCCACAGAATTACGGGCCGCTAACGCATTAAAGATAACTTATACAGCGGGATATGGCACAACCACTCAAAGCGTTCCTGAGCCTATTAGGATCGCCATGATGCAGTATTGCGCTTTCATGTATGAGCATAGAGGCGATGGTGAGGGAAATGTCGTGCCAATACCTCCAAAGCTTTTAACTCAGCTTTTGACACCATATCAAATAATGCGATTTGGTTCTACGCCTTACAAGGGAATGGTAAGAGCGGGGATCGGCTAAATGTCTATCGGGAATATGCGTAACAAGCTTGAGTTACAAGCTGCTACAAGAACCTCAGATCAAGGCGGTGGATCTTCTATTGCTTGGACAAAGGTAGCTACTGTTTTCGCCAGCATTACGCCCAAAAATTCAAATGAGACAGTTTTTGCTGATAAGCTTAGAGATAAATTAGAAAGCACTATAAGAGTTCGCTATAGAGCAGATCTAACGACTGCTAATCGGCTTGTTCAAACCTATCGTCGTAATGGTAGCCAAACGACTAGAACCTTTACTATCAAGGGCGTTTTGAATGTAGATAATCGCTTTAAGTTTCTTGATTTAGATTGTGAGGAAGGTGTAGCCTCATGAGTATCAGGGCAAAGGTTATAAATAAGCCAAATTACAAAGCTGTTGAGGCTGGATATTATAGAAATATAATGAAAATTATTGCTTCTGGAACTCAAGACACAATGAATACAGCAAAGCAAAGCATTCAATCTCATAGCAGTAGTGGCGCGACCTATCAAAAATATAATCCTCGCCGCATTCACACAGCGTCAGCGGCGGGAAACCCACCAAATTCTGACACAGGATATTTAGCGGCTAATATTCATATGGTCATAGATGCCGATGGTCTAGGTGGGTCAGTCGAAAGCAGGGCAGATTATTCTGAGGCTCTTGAGTTTGGGACTAGCAAAATGAAAGCTAGGCCATTTTTACAGCCCGCTCTTGAGGAAAATAGGCCAAAAATACGCCGCAAATTTGCGCGTTTGAGATCAAGGGGCGGGTAAATGGCATTACATTCTTGGAATTTGCAGAAGGCTATATACGCAAAGTTAAATGATGCAACAATATCAGGGGCAAGTGTTTCTGACGTTCCTATTTATGATGATGTTCCAGAAGGAACAGTCGCGCCGTATATAAATATTGGAGAGGAAACTGCCATTAATGATGGCACTAAAACAGTGGATGCGGTTGAGCATACGCTAACTATTCATATTTGGTCAGAATATAGGGGCAGATATGAAATTAAGCACATTATGCAACAGGTCTACCAAAACCTCCATAATACTGCTATAACTGTGTCAGGTGCTTCATTGGTCAACATACGGCAAGAGTTCGCTACGACCCTTGAGGAAGCTGATGGAATAACGCGGCACGGAGTAATGAGATTTCGCGCCATCGTGTTTGACAACTAAGGAGAAAGAACATGGCGGCACAAAAAGGCTCCGCAATGCTACTGAAAGTTGATATAGGCGGAACAGCGACTACTGTTGCTGGATTGCGGTCAACTTCAATTACAATGAACGATGAAGCGGTTGATGTAACAACCAAGGATAGCTCTGGTTTAAGGCAGCTTTTAGGCGGTGGTGGTATCCAATCATTTGCCGCATCTGGATCAGGCGTATTTAATGATCAGCCATCAGAGGCGGCTGTTCGCACAGCTTTTGATGCTCAAAGAACAGCAGGAACATTTACTGACTTTGATGTAATAGTACCTGGGTTTGGAACATTCGCTGGACCGATGATGATCTCATCTATTGAATATGCGGGTGAGTATAATGGCGAAGTAACATACTCAATTAGTCTTGAGAGCGCTGGAACCTTCGCGTTTACGGCGTCTTAAAAATGGCTTGGCTCAGCGTTAAAATAGAGGTTGATGGCTCAACTTTCTCTGGCTGGGCCAAATCAAATTCTCAATGCGATTTTGTAATGAGTTTTTCCGCAGCACTTGAAGTCGGCAGTCATTTCAAGGTTGAGGGGAAATCTTATATTGCAGAAAGCGTTATAAACGTAGCAAATCGCAATGAAGAACTTTTAATAAGTGGAAAGGAAGTAACTAATGTCAAACCCAAAGCGAGGGGAACTGGAGGTAAGCCTCAACGGGCAAAGTTATCAATGCAGGATAACGATGGACGTAATAATGAGGATAGAGACTAATCTTGGTAAGGGAGTTCTTAAAATAGCTCAAGAACTTCAAAATGCAGAAATGTCTGCTACTCAAATGGTTTCAATTTTAACTCCTGTCCTTAGATCAAGCGGTGCAGATTTGAAAGATAAGGATGTAGCAAATTTGATCTGGGAAGCTGGTTTCGCGCAAGGTTTAAAGATAATTGCAGAAGTAATTATTTTTATCATTGGCGCTGGAGATGACGAGGGAAACGAACTGATGGTGGTCGGGCAAAAGTAGAAGTTTATCCTTGGGATGATTGGCTAAGAATGGCCCTTGGAAAGATGCGAATGACCTCGGATGAGTTTTGGGGTCTTTCAATTCAAGAATTTTTCCTAGCGTCTGAGGGATTTTCTGAGTTTCATTCTGGAGGTAAGCCACCGCCTCTACGAAAGGATGAGCTAAGTGATTTGATGGAAAGGTATCCAGATTAATGGCTACAACAGTTGATACCCTTCTAGTCCGTATTGAAGCGGATATGTCTGATTTGAAGCGTGATTTAAATCGCATTTCTCAGCAAACAGAACAGCAAACAAATAAAATGGCGGCGAGCTTTCGCAAGGTAGGAACCGCGTTGGC